AATAAAAGGCAAAATAAAACCGCCTAGAAATTATTTTGTTATTTTTAAGAATGATGATTACACTTCAATGGAATTTGTAGTATATGCGTTGATGATGTTTTTTGATAAATCTCAACCTGATGCTGAAAGGATAATGATGAATGTTCATAGTAAAGGTGAGGGTGTAGCAGGTGTATATCCTTACCAAATTGCTGAACAGAAAGCTTTTGAAGTTATGAAAGAAGCAAAAGATAATGATTATCCTTTACAAATTGTTTTGAAGGAATCTGATTGATTACTTGATTACTAAAATAATTTAAAGGAAAATTATGCCAACTTATGATTATAAATGTGACGTTTGCGGCAATGAATTTGAAGAAGTTCATAAAATTGCAGATAGAAATGTTCCAGTAGGTAAAATTTGTGGTGTGTGTGGTAAGGGAAAAGTTGAAATGAAAATTTCCGCACCAGGAATGGCTGAAGCAACAAGAATTGGAATGAAAAAACCTGATGCTGGATTTAGAGATAGATTAAAAGAAATCAAGAAAGCACATCATGGTAGCAATATTAATACTTGGTGATGAATTTTGTACATGAGTCTCTTGAAATAATAGGTGACATAAAAAGAAAAAACGTTTCAGGAAAAAGATTATACGAAACACCAGATGGAAATTTCCCAAGCATCACTACAGTTCTTTCATCTTTGTCCAAAGCTTCTATACAGGAGTGGAGAAACAGGGTTGGAGCAGAAGAAGCAAATAAAATCTCTACACAAGCTTCGCGAAGAGGAACAAAAACGCATAAGATCATCGAAGACTATCTCCAAAATCAGCAAGATTATTTAAGTGGACATTTCCCAGATAACATTGAATTATTTAAATCAATTCAATCAATTTTAGATATTCATATTGGTTCTATATATGGGCTTGAAGTTTCTTTATGGTCTAAAGATCTAGGAGTAGCAGGACAATGTGATTGTATAGCAGAATATGATGATGAACTTTCTATTATAGATTGGAAAACATCATCAAAACCAAAACGTGAAGAATGGATTGAAAGTTATAAGTTACAAGGAACTGCTTATGCTAAAATGTATGAAGAGAGAACAGGAATTAAAATTTCACAAGTTGTTATTGTAATTGCTGTTAGTGATAATGATCCGCAAGTATTTTTTGCTGATCCAGATGAGCATATAACCAGACTGAGAGAGGTTATAAATAATTATGATACTGTCTGAAGTATTCAGATAGCAGTTAAGACCTCGGTTCGACTCCGAGCATCTCCACCAAGGAGCAACAAATGGATGACATGGGAGTTATCATGTTGTGGGTGTTTATTCTTAGCATGATAATTGGGTTCTATTATATCCTAGAAATTATTCTTGTTACTTGATGGGGATGTCGTGGAATTCGATTGATTGTGAAGTTGGGTATTAGGTATCCGGTGAGCGACTACCGAAAATGTGCATAAACATAATCGCAAATAATAACGATTATTCTTCAGCTTCTGTAGCTTTGGCTGCATAAGTTCGATGGGTTTTGTGGTTGTACCTGGAAACAGAAACAACCACTCAAATCTTATAAATAGGGGAAAAATGGTATAATATTATATATTAAGGAGAGAGATGAGTAGAAATGAGATGAAAGATTGGATTGTTATGTCCTTAGCTTTCGGGACAATAGTATTATTGTTTGTTATTACTCTTGGAGACTTTTATATTGCAATGCAAGAAAATAGAGAACCAAGTAAAGACGTTATTAATTTATTGTCAATGGCAATAACAGGTATTGTTGGTATCATTGCAGGTTTTATTTCTGGTAAAAATGCTGCAGATCAAGCTAAACAAGCACAACAACCGCCACCATCTACATGAAAAAATTAATAGTTTTTATATTACTTCTGACCGGATCTTTAGCATTCGGTCAGACTCACGGTGACGTGACTTTATCACAATACGCAGACATTAAAAAGCATTTTTCAAATGATGTTTGTGACCAGATATTGACAGATACTTTCACAATATGTTATGATCATAAAAGAAAATCACCTATTGCAGTTTATACGGAAGTAACTGCAAAAACAGTTGATCTTCTAAACATAGATCCGAGACCACCATTTTTTACTGATAAAAGATTAGATAAAAAAGTTGCAACTAATACTAAAGATTATAATAATACTGGTTATGATCGTGGTCATTTAGGTGCATCAGATGCATCTCATGATTGGTCAAAGAAAACTTTAAAAGCAACTTATAGCATGGCCAACATTGTTCCTCAAACTAAAAGAGCAAATAGATATAAATTTGTATCTTTAGAAAAGTTGGAACGTGAAATGGCTGTTAAACATGGTGTTTTAGAAATGTTGACATTGGTTTATTTTAATGATAGGCCAAAGAAAATTGGTGAAAGTAAATTAGAAGTTCCTTCTGCATTTGCTAAGATATTCACTGCTAAGAATCATAGGGAATGTTTTTTTGTTTGGAATACAGATGAATATGATAGTAAAAATGGAAAAGATCCTTACACCTATAAAGCAGATTGTAAAGATGTTTTTTCTAAATGGGGAACAGTAGTTGGAAAAGCGGAAGGATGGACACCTGATAATAAAATCGCATTAGAAGCTTTACTTGAAAAATATATTGTTACCGAAAGTAATAAATCAAAAACAGGTATAGCATCATCATTATTAAACGCATTAAGATCGGAATAATGTGGGACTTTTTCAAAGACATAAAGATCGGGAAGATGATGGTAAAATAAATACTCCCAAAGAGATGGTCGATTTTGAAGAACGTGCATTATGGGAACATAGACCAATGGAAGCTTTAAAGTATGAAAGAATTGAAAGAAGAAAACTATTAAATTGGTTTGCTAGATTTTCAATATCAATAGCAAACGCTATAACTTTTATATTTCTTGTTTATCTTTTATTTTTTGCAGACCTTAAAGATGGTCATAGAGATTTAGTTAATATTATGGTTGGTGCTTATGTTGGTGTTCTTGCTAAATCTACGGATTATTGGTTTAAGGATAAAGAAGATTCTGAAGATAAAGAAATGGCTGATCATAATGAAAATGCAAAACAAGCATTACAAAATGGAAAAGAAAAAGATAAAGAAGAATAATGGCATATTCAGATAAGGTAATAGACCACTATGAAAAACCGAGGAATGTGGGTTCTCTTGATACCACTGACAATAACGTTGGTACTGGTCTTGTTGGAGCGCCTGAATGTGGTGATGTGATGAAACTGCAAATTCAAGTAGAGAATGATAAAATAGTTGATGCCAAATTTAAAACTTTCGGTTGCGGGAGTGCGATTGCAGCAAGTTCTCTTGCAACTGAATGGGTCAAAGATAAAACTATAGATGAAGCAATGGAAGTTTCAAATGTAGAAATAGTTGAAGAATTATCTTTACCACCTGTCAAAATACACTGTTCTGTTTTAGCAGAGGATGCAATCAAATCAGCAATCAGTGACTATAAAAACAAACAAATAAATACTTGACATTTAACATTTTATTTGTTATTATATTAACTCAATTGAAATACTTAATGCCTAAAACTACTAACAAGAAAAAAACTATGCTTAATTTGAATGATAGGACAATTTTTAATGAAAAAATAAATCACCTAGTTAAAACTACTGACATGAATTATCTTGATGCAATATTGTTTTATTGTGAAGATAAGGGACTTGAACCAGAAACTATTAAAGGTTTAATCAGTGCTGAAAATAAAGAAAATTTGAGAACTGATGCTGAGTCTTTAAACTTCTTTCCAAAGACTTCAAAACTTCCTATTTAAAAAATATTATTCTTCTAATTGTTTTCTAATATTAATTTTCATATATAATTGTATGAAAGTAAGTAAAAAAGCAAAACTCATCAAGAAGGTGCAGAAGATGGAATTAAATAATCCTGTTATTCAGGCCTTACTTGGTCTGGTGGTATTTTATATTGGTCTTAAAATGTTCTCTGGTGGAATGAAAGCTATGGGGAACATAGACCATCTTCAATGGTTTTTGGGTAATCCAATTTATATGTTTGTTGGTGGTATTGTTATGACTCTATTGTGGCAATCTTCATCATTATCTACTACTGCAATTATTGGTTTAGTTGCTGGTGGTGCACTTCCACTTCCTGCGGCAATTGCAGCAGTTCTAGGAGCAAATATAGGAACTACTGGTACTATTTGGTTAGCAGGACTTCTTGTTTCAGATGGTATGCCAACGGGAATTACCAGACAAATTGCTATGGTACATACGGGCGTCAATATGTTTATGGCAGTTCTTTTATTACCATTTGTTCACCAAATCGCCAAATTTATGTCTAAATTTTAATCACTACTGATTAAAAATTGACGTAAAAAGTGATTATAATATATACAGTGTAAAATAAAATAGGGGCGGCACGGATGGGGGTTGTCGCCTCTTAAATCTCTAAAAAAAGAAAGGAACTGAGTGACAGACCCGCACTCCTATGGTAAACGTAAATTTTATAACGAAGTAAGAGAATATGATGCATCCCTTGAACCTTGGCTAAGAGCTGAGTATAGAAACCTATCTGACGCTGAACAAGCGTTCTATCAATACAAAAGTGAAAAAGAAAAATCTAATCCTAGTCTCCTAAAAAGATTTTTTAATGCTTTAAATTTTTCATCTTTTTCGATGGGTGGAATAACAAACAAATCAATTGAAGATTATCTTTCACAAGCTAGAGATCATTATGATCTTGAGCAAAGAGAGAGAAATCTCATGAATGGAAATGTGAGGTTCGCATGAATAAAATCAGAAAAGAACTTTACACTTCATCCGTGGTATTAACACTCATTGGATTTTTACTTTATTGGCCAAATTACTATTGACAAATTAAGTATTCCATGTTAATATAATATAAATACTTCTGTAGGGAAGCTTTTCTAAAAGTTTTCTCTGCGGAAGTATTAAACTAACGCGGAAAGGAGGTGGTCATAGGTATCTCTATTACGTATGAAATGCTTGAAAATCATGAAAGAAAGTGGGGCAAAAAGTTAAATCTAGGTGCTGATATTCCCATATCGCACGTCAATCCATTCTCTAAAAAACCTGTAGATGATGTACCTGGTGATTATTCTCCAAAACAAAAGACTAAAAAGAAAAGTAAAAAGTCTTATTATAAAAATGATAGGCGACTGACTTTAGCAAAAAATAATTATGCTGAGAGGTTTTGACGTATATAAAACTTATCTTGCTTTAAAGAGACACTTCAACTCTGATAGATATAATTACTTCAATTATTCTTTTAAGAACAGAGGTGTCTCCGCAAGATACACTACATATCAAAATAGAAATGATGTTTTTTATTTTGAGAGTCTAGCAAAAGATCTAAAAAAACATGATGAGGTAGAAGGGTTTCTTGTTGCTAATTTTGTATACAATCCCTCAATGTGGGTTGGAGAAATGTATGGTGATGAATGTAAACGAGTTTACTCTGAATGGAAAAAACAAGTAGAATCATTATCATATAAATTTAAAGAAGATATTGATACTCTATATGATTTAATTGACAATTTTAATAATAGTGATTTGGGTTTAGAGTTGGGGTTTGATAGAATTTTTACTGTTGAACAAGGTCAACATCCTGTTTTATTAGAACAAGTATTGGGAAGACATATTAGTTTAGAGTCTGCAATTATTATGAATAAAATATTATCTTTTATTGGTGATTGGAATAATAAAATACTTGATAAGGTTGTTTGGCCAGATGTTTGCCGCAGAATGATTAAATATGATCCATTTTTAAAAATAGATGATATATCAAAATATAAAAAAATAATGTTGACCCGACTTGACATTTGATTATAAATAGAGTATAATATTATGTATAGTGTGAATCAGATGAAATATATTAAACAATCAAATATAAGGAGATACGATGAATTCATTTTCTGATTTAAAAAAATCCCGTCAAAAATCAATTGACAAAATCAACCAAAAACTTCAAGAACAAACAGAATCCTCAAAAGGATTTGTTGAAGATACTCGCTTCTGGAAAGCAGATCTAGACAAGTCTGGAAATGGCTATGCGGTTATTAGGTTTCTTCCCGCACCACCAGATGAAGATTTGCCTTGGGCAAAAACTTGGAACCATGGTTTTCAAGGAGTTGGTGGATGGTACATTGAAGAATGTCCAACTACTATTGGTAAAAAATGTCCTGTTTGTGAATATAATTCTACTTTGTGGAATTCTGGAATTGAAGCAAACAAAGACATTGCTCGTAAACAAAAGAGACGTTTAGTTTATGTCTCAAATGTTCTTATTGTTAAAGATCCTGCTAATCCAGCAAATGAAGGTCAAGTGAGACTTTTCAAATATGGTAAAAAGATCTTTGATAAAGTTAATGATCTTATGAATCCTCAATTTGAAGATGAAACACCAATTAATCCATTTGATCTTTGGGAAGGTGCGGACTTTAGATTGAAGATTAGAAAAGTTGATGGATTTAATAATTTTGATAAATCTGAATTTGATTCACCATCACCACTTTATGATGGTGATGATACAAGACTTGAGGCTCTTTGGAAGTCAGAAAATTCTTTGATAGAATTTACTGCTCCAGAAAAGTTTAAAGAATTTTCTGATCTTAAATCTAGATTGGATAGAGTTTTAAACGCTGATACTGAACTTCAAGTTCCAGTAGAATCAAATAGGATGTCTGAAATGATGGAAAAGTCTAATCCTAATAAAGTTCCATTTGAAGGTGGCCAATCAATGAACACTCCTGTTCAAGAAACTGTTGCTTCAACCGCTGAAGACGAAACTGATGAATCATTGTCATATTTTCAAAAATTGGCAAATGAACAGTAATTAGTTTAGTAATTGGGGCTTAACCGTAATTTAATTTAAGCTTAAGCCCCATCAAGTCAGTTGCACTAGAAGATACATTAAAATTAAAACTATGTCCACCTGTTGTGATATGAGAAGGTGAACTATTATCTACAAAAACTGGTGAAGAACTATTTCCACCATAACCTGGTGAGTTCATGAGAGAGGAATTCCATCCAAGCATCATTCCATTTTCTAATGATTTCGCTGGGTTTGGTAAAAAAGTACCTTCAAAATTATCATCTGGATCACTTCTAAAAATACCAGATTCATAAGGGTTGAAAAATTTATCCCAGAAATCCGGATTTTTCTTGTAGAAATCTTCTTCTTTCATAGGTCGCGTATAATTTTCTAAATCAGCTGGATTAATATTTAATTTTTTCATTATTTCGGCGTTAATGCGACTTGGGGGAAAAATATAATATCCATTATCTACTAATTCTTTAATGGTGAGTCCTGAAATATCTTCAATTAGTTTTCTATCTGTATCAGACATACTAGCATAATATTTTTCAACAGGGACACTATATTTTTGTTTAAAAATGAATGAAAGTGGTACATTAGAAGGATCATAATTTGGATTATCCATATCATTTTTATACATAAATGCGCCTTCATCCATCCCTTTTCTATCCATTCGATATCCTTTTGAGTCACCGGGCCAACGCATTGCACCAATACCACTTGGATTGATCCAATTCTCAGGATTCTTTGCTGAATCTAATATAGAATCAGCTTCTTTACCAATTGCATCCATCATTTTTGCGATTCTTTCTCCACCAAAATAACCAAGAACTGCACCCAATATACTTCCAATTAAAAATCCAATAATATTTCCTGGTCCTGGAAATATTGATCCAATGGCCATTCCTGCAAATCCACCCTTTACTGCACCAGTAAGTGCTCCAACTCCACCAGAACTAGTTCCACCAAGAGCAGCGCCAACTATTGCAGAAAATTTTGAGGTATCCCATTCTTCAGCTTTAAAATATCCAGCAATACCGTCAAATATTATAGGTAGAACTGAAAAACCTATTTTACTCATTGCAGCAGCAATACCTAATCCAGCAAATGCGCTTCCTGCTCCAAATTTAAATCCTGTAAGAGCTTTTACCCAAGCTATACTTCTAAATTGATTTAATAAGACTGCTCTTAAACCACGTAATAGTCCACCCTTTCTTGGACCCTTACCATCTTTACCTGATGGGCTTCCAAATATTAATGTTCTTGCTAATGAAGCTACTCCTAGTGATGCTAATATTGTACTACCTAAAGATAAACCATCACCAAGAAGATCATCTGGGAGTAATTGTGTAAACCATTCAGAAGAATCTAGTTCTAAACCTTCAATATAATCTCTTAATTTTGTCATTGCTGCAATAATAAGTCCGCCTAAACCCATTAAACCTAAACTTTTTAAATCAAATCCTTTTGCTCTTTCTTCAGAACCTACTCTTTTTGATGTTCCTTCTATTATTTTTGGTGCGTTTTCTCTTTTTGCTTCAATGAAAGCTAATGGATCTGATATAATTTTAACGGGTAATGGTTCTTTAAATAATCTTTCTAAATTACTCATCCATAATGTATTTTGTCCTGGACTACCAGATGATTGTACTCTTGAAACAGGACTAGATGTTCCTCTTGCAAATGGACTAGATAACATTCCATACATACTTGCTTGAGCAAATCCAGGAAGAAAACCCAAAGCAGATGATGTTAATCCCATCATTTTTGATTCTGTTGCTCTTCTTAAATTACCAGTAGTTTGTGATTGTAAATTTCTTGCGAAATCTGCTAAACTTTCTGATCTACCAAGTCTTAATTGCTGTTGACCAAAAGATTTAGTTCCTGTTCCCCCGTATGCTTGTGCCATATTAATATCTTTGCTGTTGTTGTTGTTCTTTTAATTTTTGTTCTTGTTCTTTTAACCAATTTACTAATAATTCAAGATATATTTGTCTCTCCCAAGGCATCATTTCATTTAACTCTGTCAGTGAATATTTATGATGTTGCATCAATCCGAAATTCGTCAAATAATGAGATTCGAGATTTTCATGATTGAGCGCTATCCTAAAAAATCCTGCAAGCCCCTAAGAATAACGATTTCTTCACTACCACAAGCTGGACATTTGTAATTTATTTCATGATATATTGTTGGAGAAGTTTCATAAAACTGTTGAACTTTTAACATTTGTTCTTGCGTCAATTGTTCAAAAAATTCTATTCTTTCTTCTTTTGTATAATCTTTAGTTTCATGCATTTTTTCACCTTCTTGTATAAATTCAATACCTGAAGATAAAAATTCTATTATGTTGTCAGTATTATCATCTGTTAATGATAATAGTCCAGCGGTTAATGTTGGATATTTTAATATAAGTGTAATATCATCAGTTATTTTTACATTTTTATTGTGTATTGGATTATATTGAATTTTTACTTCTTTTAAATCCAGTTTCATTTGTGTTATATGTTTACATGGATTTGAATCATCAGAATGTTTAAATTGCATATCAATAACATCACCAATTGAATGTATTCTTAGTTGTAAAAACAACCATTCTATATCAAATGTTGGTAGTTTTTCAATATCAAGTTCTGATATCATACAATTGTTTACAATTTGTTTTATTGCATTAATTTTTTCAACTTCATCTTCACCTTGGTTAGCCATAAGAAGTATTTTTTCTTCTTTAACTAAAAATGGTCTAAATGTTATTTGATTTCTAGTTGATGGTAATTCTGTTGAAAATGTCGGGACATCAATTTTTGGTAAAGGCATAATATTTCTCCATAATTATTGATAAATTCTTTGCCAACGAGAGTAGGCAATTACAACTTGAAGCTTCATTACTTCATTTGATGAAAAACTTAAATTTATTGGATTTACTTGTTTTGGGAAAGCTTCATGTAGTTGTATCATATATTCTTTTTCATAATTATTACTAGTTGTACTTAAATCTTTTTTTAATTTACAGATCACAACCGTTCCATAATAATCTTTAGGATAAACTTGGATGTTGTTTGTTAAATACTCTCTATTTCTTTTTTTATTTGTTAATGGCATAATCAATTCTTGCCAATCATCAAAAAAGTTTTTCACAAACATATCATCTGTTAGATTGAATGTTAATGTTAAAGTATCATTAAAATTATTTGAATGTCTACCATTTGAAATAAAAATATATGGATTCTTATCTCTACTTCCAATTCTTAAACTATTTCCATGTCTACCTTCAAACAGCATATCACCATGTGTTTCATTAATCGCTTCACCTCTATCCAATTCATCTTTTATAGGTTTCATCATTCTATTATGATTTACTTTTTTAAAGTTCAGTGATTGTCCCATCATTGTTCTTTTTTCATCAGTTGTCATTTCAACAATATCTGTAATTGGTTTTTCAGGTACAAACATAAAATCATTATTAAAATTTGGATTGTTTTGTGTATTCAATGGTCCAAGATAATATTTTATACCTCCAATTTCACAAAGTAAAACAGGGTCTCCTTTAGCAGGTACATCAACAAAACCTCTCATAAGTGGAAAGTATCTATCAGTATTTGATAAATCTGATTTTCTTCTTTTTGGTTTACTTGTGATGTGTGGCATAGCTAATATTGTATTTGTATATTGTGCTTTATTAAATGATTGGAAACTTCTATCAGATGTAACAACCTCAGTAACAATACCAGGAACAAATTGTAAATAATAAGGGACACTTATTGGTTCACCAAAAACACCTGAAACTGTTACATTGTCCGCTCTTGTAAATGTTGAAGCCATTAGTTATTCCCCAAATCAATTGTTTTGTTTTTTGTAGCTTCAAGTTTATCA